CCAGAGCTTTTTTTCTCCTTACCACCCTTTGCAATTTGCATCACAATAGCAAGTAAGCCTACTAACATGAAGATTAGTAAAACTATAGCTGCAATAGTGAAGAAAGTGTTAGAGAATCCGAAGAAAGTTGCGAAACCTGCTGTAAGATTGCCGATTACTCCTTCTGTAGTGTTATACCCTGCAGTAGCAGTGTCGAAACCTAAGTTACCTGATATATTACCGTAAATCATCATCCAAATTACACCGATAAAACCAATAACTCCTAAGCCTCCTAAAATCAAACCAGCATCTCTTACTTTATTTGCTACACTCATTCTTAATTTTTAAAACCCCCTTTCAAACAATATACTACTAAAGGTAGTCAATCACCCCTTAAGAACGTGTGTTAACAAAAAAAACAAGCTTGTTAACAAAAAATTACTTCTTTAGAAGCCAAATTACAATAAAAATCAGTCCACCCACAAAGATTTCTGTAAAAATGTCTGGTTGGATTATTGTTAAAAATGTTCCAATTAAAGCCACAAATATTGTAGCAATAGCACTAACTCCAAAAGCACTTATTATATCTGATTTTCTTCCTTGCTCTTTATCTCTATAAAAAAGAATTGAAGATAATATAATAAAAAATGCCAACATAATCTTTGCATAAAATTGATAGTCACAACTAGTAGGAAAGGCCAATATTCCTGTGATGCTATTATCTGTTAATGTTTCTAATCCTGCGCATACCATTTTTATCCACCTAATTTATACACTATCCACAATCCAATTATAATAGTTAAAATTAAAATTGTACTTAAAACCGAAATCACTATAGGGTCTACACCTAATACTGTAACAGGTAATCTGATTAATGTGTTAAATAATCCAATTACCATTCCATTAAATATTTTTCCAGTTGAAACAATAGAGAATAATAAAATAGTTCCAAATCCGCTTGTTGGATTTTCACTTTCAAATAATGTTTTTTGTGCTTGGCTTTGTCCACTTAAACCTGATAAACTAGAGTTAAGACTAGCATACGTGCTACTCATTAATGAATTTTCCATAAATTTATTTTCTACTTTATTTTCTTCCTGGAAGAATGAACTAAAAGCAAATAAACCAAATACAACCAAACCTATTAACATAAAATTTGTAAATAAATCTATAAATTTTACCATCTAAGAAATCCTCTCCTTATTTAATTTATAAATTCCGATGAATATTATTATCATAAGCCACAAACCACTAGCTCCGATTCCTATTAAATCTCCAGATACTAAACCTAATCCTATTGCACCTGCCAATGTTACTACCATTGAAATTAAAACTCCTGTTTTAGAACCACTAAACATAAGGATAAAACTTATAGCCATTACAAACATAATCAAATAACCTGCTACTCCATAATTAGTAGTGTCTAACTTAACACTCCCTGTTACTGCTAAAACCCCATCCACATAAACATTTGTTTTTAAAATACTTTCATCTATGCTTGGGTCAATACTACAAATTAAAGTTCCACCAGAAGATGTCAAAGAATCATTACAAATACTTCTATTTCCAAATATATCATTTCTTGAAACTTCTAATCTTACTACTTTAGATGAACCATCAGAAGTAATAAAATCAAAACTAACCGTGTTAGTTGTATCATTATATTCTGGGTTAGTAAAAATTATTCCTAAATCAGCATCATAATCAAATATATTTGTTACTGAATCAAAAGCATTAAGTTCTATGTTACAATCTCCTATAGAATAATCATCACAAAAAGCCACTATATTTTCAAATGTTCCTAAAACTTCGCCGTCCTTAATTATTTGAATGTTATAAATCACATCATTCCTAACCAAATGTAAAACTGCTTGTCCATTAAAATCTGTTTTTGGTAATTCTACTGTCTTAAATATATCTTCACTTATGTATTGTCTATTTATATAAACTAAAGCATTTTCTACTGATAAGAAATCAGAACCTGTAAAAGTTAATTGAAACTCTGTTGAATCTGATATGTTTAAATCATATAATATTATGTGCTGCAATGCTGTAGCATTTTCCAAATTATAATTTACAATATTATAATACTCATTGGCAAAACCAACATCTTCATATCTTACTATAGTATCTAAAGAATAAGATGTATTTACACCAATAGTTTTACTTAAACAGATTCTTAATGGATTTACTTTTTCATAAATATTTGATAGATTTAAAATTTGAATAGTTCTTGCCTTGTCATAAATATTAATAGCCACTTCGATTGTCACATTTGGTAACCTTGTTTGTTTTTTTTCATCTACAACTGTAAAATTTAGTAATTCGGTTGTAAAAACAGAACAATTATCCAAACCAAGATTAAAAACTGATTGGTTGTTAGTTGATAAATTTACATGTGTTGAATCTGAAAGAGTTATATCCCAATAAAAACTTATATTTATATTTGCATCTACATTTGGAATTAATAAATCTGTTTTTCTTAAAATTGTATTTTCTCCCCTAATAAAACTTTGACCAATAATAAGAGAATTATTATAATTAAGATAAACATTGGTTATTGAATATCCGGGACTTAAACTAATATTCGCTAAGAACGTTTCTAAACTTCCTTCTGTTGTTTCATTATTATATATCTGATTTATTTCTATTACTTTTATATTCCATACCTTAAAATAAGAACCTTCATTTCCAGCACTATCGTTAGCGTAAAAAGTCACATTCTTATTAGAATTTTCTGTTATTAAAAATTGTGTTGAATTATCTCCACAAGTTACACTTATGTTCGTACTATTATAATCATACCAACAATTTTGTATATGCGAATCGTCAGCAGTCCAGTTTAATGTTAAATTAATTCCTGAAAGATGGTAAGGAATATTTCCTGTTGGATATGTTACATTAATAATTGGTGCTATTGTATCAACAGTAAATGTTCTATTTCCTGCATAACTTTCGGTAGTAAATCCTTCTCCATGACAAGCCCACAAATAAATACCATCTGTTAAAGCTGTTGTTGTCCAAGTTTTATTATAAGAAACTAAACTCAAACCACTTTCTGTATTTGTGTAATCTAAATTTTCAGAATTATTATAAACCAAAACTGTAACATCTGTTATATTTTCTCCACCTGTTGTTGAAAAATTACATCCCATCTCTATTGAAACATCTGTTGTAATAAAATTATCAGCAGGAAAACTTTGTATTGTGTCAATTTGAAGAAATATATCTGTGTATGTAATTCCTATTCCATCATTATATAAATCGGTCATCTCAGAAATTGATAAACTTCTATTCCAAAATCCTAATTCATCTATTGCTCCTGAATGATAAAGTGGAGGAGGTGCATTTTGCATTCTCCCTAAATACAAGTCAGAAGAAACATCTAAAAAACCTCCTGCTCCCATAGAAATATTCTGCTCTAATGTTCCATTTACAAAAGTAGATAAAACTTCTCCTCTTCTCATTATAGTAATCATAGCCCAATTACTTTGAATAGTTGGTGCTATACAATTCGCATTAGAAAACAAATCCCAATTTGAACCAGTAGTTGAAGCATAACAACTTTCAGAAGCATAACCAAAATAATAAGAACCATATGCTACTGTATTATCTCTTCCTAAAATATATCCTACTCCTGTTCTATTAGACCAAAAATTAATTGTAAAGTTTTCACTTCCAAAGTCAAAAACATCACCTGCATCTGATATACCAATCCAATCATCAGTAATAAAATATCTTCCTGAGCCAATTATTCCAGAAGTATTAGTTGCTCCATTAATCGTTCCATTATTAGTCCCATCAACTACATCTTCTAATAAACTGCTTTGTTCAAAATTATAGTATGAATGAAGCCCCACATTCATACCTTCTGTCCATACAGCCCATTCATCAATTTTAACTCCAAATAAAGTTGGTATCCATTCTATATTTTCATTAGCATAAACATCTATGAATATTCCAATAGTTATTTTTCCTTTAGGTAAATCTAATTTTTCATTTAATTCAACCCAATTAAATCTTTGTTCTAAATGTGTTCCAATTTGATTATCATAACAATCGAACTTCTCAAGTGTAGCATTAATAGATAACCTTTTTTTACAAACTTCTTTATAATCTGTAACTTCAATATCATAAAAATTTTTATACTTATAAACAAATTCTCTATCAAATTTATCCATATCTTTTTTAATATTATAAAACTCCAAGTCATCAAAAGTTCCTTCTGTATAAATATCAAAAGTTTCTATTGTAAATTCTGCGACTAATCTATTTTTTCCTCTTATAACATAATTAACTAATGGAGTATCTAACTTAACTTCTGCTATCTTATCTAATTGTAAAAAAGGTATTCCTAAAATAGAATTTCTTACATCTATTGTTTGAGTTTCTTTATCATAAGTTCCAATATTATCAAATTCAAATGCAGATATAGGTCCAACTAACAAAACTAACATAAACATAAATATTAATATTTTTTTTATCATTTAAGTACCCAAAACATTTACATCCCCTCCCCTCATTTCATCATCTCTTCTTATGCCTGCATAACTTAATATCATTGTTATAACTCCTACTGTTGCTATTATCGTAGGTAAATTAAGCATGAATTTAGAAACCTTTGGAATAATATTGATATATGTATCTTCAAATAAAGTTGTACTATTTATGAAAATTTCATATACTTGTGATACATAAATAGCTGGTATAAAAAATAATCCTAATATAAAAACATCTACCACAAAAAATAATTTTGGATTTTTACTTCCAATATAATAACCATTAAATATCATTAATAAACACATACCGAATAAAAATAAAATTCCTATTGTATCTGCATTGTCTATCATTCCTGTGCTAATTTGACCGAATGTACTGTCGGTTATATCTTTTAAATTAACTTGTCCTACTTCTACATCTTGACCTAATGTTTCTGCTACTAAATTAAAAGTATATACCACTACACCTAAAAAAATTGAAAATAACAAAGCTACAAAAATTATAATAAATCCCCAGATTATTGAGCTTCCTTTTTTATATTTCATTCTCCAGCCTCACTCAAATTTATAAGTATTGTATCTTCTTTAATCTTTTCCCAATTATCATGTTTAATCAGTAAGTTAGTTAATCTCCTAGTTGATTTTCTTTTTTTATCAATCCCTCTCTTTAATCTTTCTTCCTTAATTTCTTCTATCTCTTTACTAAAATTTTCTCCGATTCTAGCTGTTACATTTAGAGGGTCTTTTATTTTACCAGGCATTATTTTGAACTCCCAAATTTACTTATAGCTTTTTGAATATTAGCATCCCTAATAATTTCAAATAGACAAATGACAATTATAACTATTCCCAAAGGTAATGCTAAATTATTCATTGTTTCGAATATAAAACCAAATAGGCCATAATACATAGTTAAGCTTACGAAGTTATCTGATAATCCAATTAAAATATTTAAAAACCAGGTAAATAAGACCCATGTTAGAAGAATTAATCCAAGTTTAACATATTTTGTTTTTGTTAATTTTATTACTGCTCCTTTTTCATTAATATTATTCCCATATTCTACTGTAATCATAAAATAAAAACTTATGATGAATAGTAATAAAACCCCAAAGGCTAAGATAGAATAAATTAAAGCTTCTGGTGTTTCTAATGCTGTTCCTGTTTTTGTTACTAAAAATGGAACTGTTACAAAACCACCCTGTGATGAACTATTACACTGAATCACATAAGAATAAGAACCTATATTGGAAAAAGAATCTCCAGGAATAGAAAACTGATAATCAAATGCAAAATCTCCAATAGTATCATTAAATAATTCTACTATATGCTTTCCTGAAGCATTAAATATATGAAAATAACATCCAATACCAGAAGTTACAGGAATACCATTTGATTTATTAAAAACGTGAAAATTAAATGTATGCTCTGTATTTATTTGTAAGTATCTTATTGCAGGAAATTCTATTTCCAAATTCTTATCTCCAACAGAGAGAAATATATCTCCTGGTGGTTGTGCAGAAACAAGACTAATCAGAAATAAACATATAAATATCACTAAAATACTCTTTTTTTCCATGTTAACTAGAAGACATAGTAGTTTATAGAATTTTTCTTTTTATTTACAACTTACTAGTTAATAGTGCAATCATTTTTTCGAATAATTCTGTTTGTTTTTCTAAATTTTTATTTAAGGTTTTTGTGGCCTGGCTTAAATCTTTTGTTGCTCCTACGTGCGCCCCCATATTTTCAGCATGATATTCTAAATGTTCTGCGTTTTTGTTTACGTTCTTTCCTTGTTCTAATATAGCTTTTAAAACAAATTCAGGAGTAACATCAAAATTAGTTTTCTTGTGGCTATTATACCATTTTTGAATTTGTCTACTTATTTTGGGGTCTTTTGTTTCTAATTCATGTACTCCATGAGAATGGTCAATCCACAACCAAATTCCCCCATCTTTTCCATAAACGAATAGCTTTTCTTTTTTATCATTATATTGCTTAGCTAACTTATTCTTAATCATAGAGTAATGTTCCCTTGAAGTTGTAAATTTGTAAGGTGCAAATCTTATCTTTAATTTTTTTAATAAACTCTTAACTAATTTATCCATCTCAAAAACAGCCGTCCCTTTAACTTGAAATGAAGATCTCCCTAAGAAATCAATCGGTTCATAGATTATCATTCCTTTCTTTGTTAGCCATATTTTTCTATTGTGTAATATAATTCTAAACACTCTATTATTACATATTAATTGATAATTGATGTTAGATTTCTTAATAAATTTCTCCCATAAAATATCTTCAAAAAATTCTATTTTCCATATAAAAGCGTGGCCTCTTATTTGTTTTTGATAAGTCCCATTCTTACCACTTATACTACCCTTATGTTGGATTGGGACTTCTTTAATATACTTCCAAACTCCATAACCTTCTTTCTCTATACATCCAAACATCTTTAGCTTATTGACGCTATAAGATAAAGTTTGCTTAGGGATATTATATTTTTTGCTGATCATAGAAGGAGATAAACCTTCTTTTATATGAATTAATATCTGGTTAAGTCCCAATTTTTTGCTATTTTTCATACATAGTTAAATTAGGACTTCTTTATATATCTTTCGGTAGGTTAAATTCGGACTTCCATTAAGAAAAGAGAGAGTTAGGAGTTGCTAGTTATACGTACGAATCACTAGACGTTTTACTAAACCCCCGTTACCCCTTAAAATATTAGGCACTACATATATTTAAATGTTTGCTAATAGGCACTACTCAAAAGTTAGTCATACTTTACATCATATAAGTAAATTAAATGCAGTAGCGTTGAGATATGAGCTTATTTTTTGTTAACAAATCACTACCATGTATGAGGTTTAAGCAAATTAAACTTTTTCTTTAATAACGCTTGTGGCCTATTCCCAATAGAATCTAATTGAGTAAATATTCTTGAACTGTTTAAATCTTCCATAGTCTTACCTCTAAGTGATCTTCTATAAGTTGATTCAATAGTATGTAAAATTGTTAATACTAATAACTGAAATCTAGTCTTTTTAAATTCTGTATCCATACCCATTATTTCATAATTACAATAAATAAAATTTGCTAGTTCATCCCCTAAATCTGCTAAGATTTCGTTGATTCTCATTTCATCATAAAAAGAAAGAATTGTGTTTTTATCTATGTAATTTCCTATTACAGTTAATATAGCATTTACTCCATATTCATTTAATAAAATCAAATTTGTATCTAGAACATCTATAATTTTTCCTTTTTTTCCTTTTTCTTTTATTTTAATAGTTGGCTTAGCCCAGTATTCATTTCCATCCTTGTCTGTTGTGATATACTCTCCTCTTAAAAAATGTTCTATCTTACCTAGCATCTCTGCGGTATCTATTTGGTATTGGATTAAATTTGCGTCTTCTTGGCTCTGGTATGATGATGTAGAAAGTGCAGTACTTAGTTGGTTGATTTTATCTCTTGAATCAATATTTTCTTTTTCAAGTTTGTGCAGGAAATCTTTATCTTCATCTTCCATAAGAAGCTTTGTTAACAAGTTTATTTAAAGCTATCTTTTTCTTTTCTTAAGATTTTCCATTCTGATTCTTCTTCCTCTTGCAAGATTTTGTAACTGAGCTTGACTAGGACCTTTAGATCTTTGTTGCCGGTCCGGCACTCGAACCCGGGTATTAGTTCTTCTAATTTGTTTCGGTCTTCTAGTTCTTTTAACTTGAACTGGTCTTCTCACTTTCTTTCTTATCCCTGATTGCTTTTCTAATTGTGCTAATCTCCGAGCTAGTGAGATTTGCTTTTTCTCTTGAGGAGTATCTAACAATCTTTTTCTTCTTTCAATAACCTTATGTTTTTTTAATGGGATTCTTTTCTTTTTTCTTATTTTATATGTTCTAAACTTGTATTTTGTTTTAGCTCCATATCTAGAAGGAACTCTTAATCTTGGCTTTTGCATTTTACCAGAAGGTTTTATTTTTCCTGTTCTTGATAGACTTGTGTCAATAATATAATTCCTTAAATCTTTTGCTCTTTGTTTTGATAGAGGAACTTTATTTATTTTAATTAATTTTGGAATTTTCTTTACACCTTTTCTTTTTAATGGACGAGCATAAACACTATATCCTTGTTTTCTTTTTTTGATGGTTATTTTTTTTGTTACTTTTCTTAATTTTGGTGGAATAATTGGTGGCCTTATTGGTGGTCTAATAATTCTTGGAGGTTTTCTTGGAGGAACTCTTCTTACAGGTTTCTTTGGAACTCTTCTTGGTGGTCTAATAATTCTTCTAGGCACAGGTTTTCTTGGAACTCTTCTTATTGGCTTTCTAGGTTTAGGTCTTGCTCTTGGAGTTACTTTTCTTACAGGTTTTCTTGGTTTAGGTCTTCCTCTAACTCTTGGAACTTTTGGAATTGGTAATCTAACTCTTGGCTTCACTCCTGGAGTTCTGGATAAAGAAGGAGTAAATCCTGTTTCTGTTTTTAATCTTTTTCTTAATTCTTTTAGTTCTTTAGATTTGATTATTCCCTTGTCTGCTTTTTTTAATAAGTCTTTTGTTTTCTTAGTAGCCTTTACAACCTTAGCTCTTATTATTGGAACTTTTTTTCCATTAATTAAAGTTACAGCGATAGTTTTTTCTTTTTTTATTATCTCTCCTGGAGCTAAAGTTATCTCTGGTTCTTTAGTTAATGCTCCTATTGGTTTAAACTTTCCAGATGTTTTTACTTGAAATTTTAATAATTCATCTGCTTCTGATTTTGTTAATGTCTTTCCAGATTTGAACTTTGATTTTATTTGATTAAATATTTTAGTTTTTGGAAATTGTTGAACCTTTGTTTTTTCAAAAACTAAAACTTGTGGTTTACTTGCTTTAAATGATACATCTCCAGAAAGAATATCTAATAATGACGCATCGCCATCTTTTAATTTTAATCTTGATGGTCTTAATCTTCCTTTTGGGTCAGCAAAAAATGAACGTTCTAATAAAGAACCCTCTCCACCAGTTTCTCTTATGATATTTTTATTGAGTTTTATTAAATCTGTTTTCTTTATTGTTCCCTTATCAAATTTAAATAATAATTTTTTTGTGGATATAGATAATTTTGCTTCTCCAGGAATTGGTTTTCTAATTACTCTTTTAGTTTTTATAAATTTAATAATTTTATCTGCTTGTGCAGAAACAGCTGTTACTTCTTTCCCTGCTAATTTCGCTTGAACTTTTAATGGTTCTGCTAATTTTTTAACAGGAGCTCCTAATTCTATCTTGACAGTTTTTCCTTTAACTTGTGAAGGAATTACAATAGCACTCTTTTTAACACCCACAAATTTCGGGCTTAATCTTGCTGTTGCTTTTGAACCTAATTTTCCAACAACTTTTATACCCTTTGCTGTCCCCTTTAAAAGAAGTATCTCCGCACCTACTTTTGCTACTGCTGATGTTGGACTAACTCTTAGTAATTGTCCAAATTGCATCCCTTCTCTTTTTATTGCAGATGGAACTTCTAATAAAACTTTAGGGTCTTTAGCTACATTAACTAAAGTTTGTGGTAATTGAATTAGACTTGTAATAAATTCAAGTCCAACTTGTGTAGCAACCAATCCAGCTAATTCTAAATGTTTCTTAACAGGAAGTTTTTTTCCTCTTTCTAATTTTGTTTCTAATATTCTTCTTTTAGTTTTTATATCATAAGTAAGTCTTTCTAATTTCTTTTCTGGTTTCTTCACAGCTGTAACTTCTAAAACTGGTCGTTTGATTTCTTCTTGCCTTAATTGTTGTCGCCTTTGTCTCATTAAAGCTTGTCGTATAACCTGTTTACTTGCTTTTTGTTTTGTTAACTTTGCTCTCAACAATCTTTGTTCTCGTTCTCTTTTGACTTCTGCTGATTTCCTTAAAGATTCAATTCTCATTTTTTCCTTTCTTACTTGTTCTTCTCCTCTTTGTCTTTCTATTCTTTGTCTTGTAATCGCTGCTTGTCTTTGTTCTCCTTGAATTGCTTTTCCTAATGAAGATAAACGAGAATTAAAAGCAGCTATAGATTCCCCACGATTTTTACTTATCCTTCCACTTTGTAATGCTAATTGTTGGGCAGATGTAAGTTTAGTCATTTTTCCACCACTACCATAATATGGAGCAACGGATTGAGGACCTGAAGGAGTCCATATAGTTGTTCCTGGTGCAACTGTTTGAAGACCTGAAGGAGTCCAAATTGTAACCATCTATTTTTAAAGAAATTAGAACTTATAAATTTAACTAATATAAAGATTTATAAACTTACTTATTTACTTATTTACATGAAAACGATTAATGAAACTTTTTCAGATGATGAACACAAATGTTTAAAGAAACTTAAAGGGCATTTAAGCTGGAGGAGTTTTATTTTGTTGATGTACAATCATTGTGTTGATTCAATGAATAAAGGAAACTTTGAGGTAACAAACAATGAATAATAAAGGAAAGATTAAACCAATTATTTTATTTTCGATAATAATTACAATGATTCTTATATTAGTATCTTTATTGTGTGTCTCTGCGGGGTATGAGATACACCTATACAAAACGATTTTAAAAGCAAATGCTGACCTAATGGAAATTTCAATAGATACACAACAAGCTGAAAGTTATTATAGCGAAGCAACTTATTCTTATGAAGAAATGGATTACAAAGAAGTTGAGAGAAGTTGCAGATTAGCAAGAGATTATTATTCTATACAAAGTCAAGGATATAAAGAAATCAAAGCAGAATTAAATAGTCAAAATTTACATGACAAACTAATAACAATCTATGTGGAGCAATTAGATATATTGTCTGAAATCTCAAATAATATGTTTGAAGCATGTGAACATTTTGAAGTTGCTGCAAGATATTACAATACTTATTTCGATACAGATGTAAGTTATGATAATCCTAGCTATGACATGGGAAGTAGTGAAATGGAAATGATGAATGAAAAAATTATAGCACATGATAATGCTGTTGAAAGATACAACAACAAATTAGCAGAGTTCCAAAATGAGTTAGAAAGTAGAATTAATTGATTTTTTGTCTTATTATAACTTTTTTAATTTTCATACCTAACTTTATGATTAAAAACAATATTGTAAAAAACCCTAAAATAGATAATGATGACCCTATAAAGATTCCAACATATTCGGCGAAGAATAAAGAACCATATTCTTGTGTATCTTCGACAATAACTATTAAAGAATAAAAAACTATTGCTAACCAAAACCACCATTTCTTAAATATTTCTTTGTATTTCATTTTGTCTTTGACACTTCTTATTCAGTCGATAAAATTGCCTTTCTATACATTCTAAAATTTCTGTTAGCATTGTATCTTTTGGCAAATTAAATTTCCAACAAATTCCGTTCATGTCTGTGATTATAATTTTCATTTCTCTTCTCCAACTTCATTTTCAATTCTTCTTAAACTAACAAATAACAAAATAAATGATAAAACTATAATTATACCTAAACACCACATTAATAAAATATTATTACTTTTCTGAATAAACCCAACTCCAAAAGGAATTCCAAATATAAAAATAAAAATAAAAGATAATGTTGTATACCTAATTGTGTCTTCTTTATATGTTTCCATTTTTCTGCTCGGTTTTATTAGTCTTCTCCCAGTGTTTCTTGCTCTTGGCATTTTATCTTTTAAGCACTTTTAGGTTTATAATTAACCTTTAAAAACTTTTCAAAGTTCTGGATACATTTGATTAATTTTTCTGCACTATTAACAGTAATTCTATCTACAACACGACCAGTCTTTTCACTAATTCTTTCATATCTATATTTCATTTTTTCCTCCTTGTTTAAATTTATTTATCATTTATCTTCTAAATCCATTTTACTCCTTCCTTTCAGAAATTTTTTTGCGTGCAAACCGTACCCCGAGGTAAGAGTCCGAATTACCAGAGACCCAATCACAATACAAGTTAGCACAATCCGAATACGTATAGAACCCAGCGACATAGCCATTCTTTCTGCTTAAATTAAAAGGTTGCTGAATAAAGAAATCATCTTCACTTGAACTTCCATCCATTTTAAGAATTTTAGCATATTTAGAATTAGCTAACCAGATACATTGTTCTGCTGTCAATAGCTCTTTTTCTCTTTCAGATAATTTCAATTCATCCCAGGATTTATCTTTATCATGCACTTCAATTTCAACAGAGATTTTTAGCTCTGGAATATCTAACCATCCTTCGTTTGAGATTTCATTAGGGACTATTACTTTGTAACCTTCTTTTTTTAAAAGTTCTTGAGCTTGTTTAATTTTATTTGTCATTTTTTTACTTCATCTTTAAATTCTGCAATCATTCTCCTGACAGTTTTAGGCTTGTTCATCTTCCACTTTTTAGAGAAAGTTTCTATTTTTTTCTCTTCTTTTTCATCAAAATCAATTTGTGTTAATGCCATTTTATTTCTTCCTTTCAGAAATTTTTTTGCGTGCAAACCGTACCCCGAGGACAGAGACCGAATCATCAGAGTACCTATTACAAACCAAGTAAGCATAATCCGAATACGCACAGAACCAAGCGACTCTACCTCTTTTTTCATTCTGCGGGAATGGTTGCTTGAAAAAAAAGTCATCATTTGTGCTTGAAGAATCCATCTTTAATTCCTTCAATAGATTTGGATTTTCACAGATTATTCCTACCATCTTTAAAGTCAATAATTCTTCTTCTGGCTTTTTTAACTGCATTATTTCATCATAAGATTTTCCTTTATGTAGAACATTTTTTGTAACTTCATAATCTGTTCCTGGAATTTCAATCCATTCTGATTTTTCAGACTCATTATTTAACTTAATGTTGAGAGAATTAATTTTCTTGTCTATTTCCTCTTTTTTCTTTTCAAGAGATTTTATCTCCTTTCTAATATCTTTTATCATATTTATTATAATTATAATTACTATTTAAATGTTTCTGTTCATAATTTTTTCAATATTCTTCCTAAAATTATAAGTATTAGCAAATTTAGAATAACCAAACCAACCCTGTAAAAAACCTTCTAAATCTTTTCTTTCTATTAATCCACAGCGATAAAGATTAACTTTTTTCTCAAACTGCCTAAGAAAATAATTTATGTTTCTCTTCCTTAATAATTTATAATGGTAAAATATTCTGTATCCTAAAAAAGTAATTCCATTTCTTAATGGATAAATTTTGGATTTTTCTGTATGCAATTCTAATTTTAAACTTTTCAAATATTTTTCTATTTTATTTCTGAATTCTAATAAAACTTTTTTGTCTTTATGCAGAATAACAAAATCATCCACATATCTAATATAGTATTTTGCATGAAGTCTGTGCTTTATGAAATAATCTAAATTATTCAAATAAACATTAGCAAAAAATTGTGAAGTATAATTTCCAAGAGGCAATCCTTTTTCTGATGTCTCAAAATTATCTAACACAATTTGGATTAATCCTATAAAATCTTCATCCTTGATTTTCTTTCTCAAAATATGTATCAGAATTTTATGGTCAATAGTATCAAAATAATGTTTAATATCTGCCTTGAATACATAACCTGTGATTGAATTATTACTAAATGGTTTCTTAATCTTTTTTCCATTTGAAGACACTTTGTTAATAAAATATTTAAATCTTTCTACTGCAAGATGTGTTCCTTTAAATTTTCTACTTGCAAAAGAATCGTAAATAAATATTTTTTCATATATTGGTTGGATAAGATTTATTATTGCATGATGAATTATTCTATCTCTGAATAATGATGCGTGAATTGTTCTTGTCTTTGGGTCTCTAATAATAAATTTTTTTAGATTCTGTGGTTTATATGTTTTTAATTTAAGTTCTCTTTGTAATAATTTCAGATTTTTATTTAGATTGGATTCAAAATTGATAATATAATCTCTTTTTGATTTTCCTTTTCTGGCTTTTTTGAATGCTGATATTAAATTCTCTTCTGAATAAAGTTTTTCATATAATTTATTGTATGTTTTCATCATCATGCCTTAGAGATTAGCAGGTTATTTCGAGGTTAGAGTTCGAATTATCAGAGTTCCTATTACAATTCAAGTTAGCATAATCCGAATTCGTATAGAACCTAGCGACTCATATAGCATCTTCATTAAGTTCCACCATGATTTTAGTGTTCTCTCTTAACTTACCCAAGGTTATTCATTGCTACCAACTATCATCATTGTATTTTATGGTTTTTAACACTATGACAGATGCGTGTAGCCTGTAGAGTAAACCTCTAAGGCAAAAATAGATAATCTTCTTATATTTAAATTTTCCTTTTTGTTAACAAAAACACAATTTATAAAGTTAAAACGCTACGCTACACTATGGATTTTTCAAAAGAGGATAAATACAATGTTTCAGAACTCGGTAACTGGAATGTTGCTAGTGAGTTTGCAAGAATCAAAATTATGAAACCATTAGATTATTGCGACCATTACGAAAATATAGCCAGATTTGGTTATGATACTTTAATAGAAGAATTAGAAAATTTTGGTGTTCCTTTAGATACATTAAAACTTATTGGATTTGAAAGACTGGTTAATGAATTGCTTAAACTATGTGGAAATTCTAAGTTTGCTATGAAAGTTGGTGGTACTCGAACAGAATTAGAAAACTTGGAAAAAGAATTGCAAACCATTAAAAAAATTATACCATTTCTTTCTAAAACAATCAAAAAACAAAGAAAACAAAAATTGGTTTTGGAAAAAGACAAATATAATAAAGCATTGGATATAGTTATAAAAATTAAATCTAAATTAAATGAACCCTTAAATAAAAACCATTTAATTTTTACAGATAAGCTTGAATTTAATCCCCAGGCTTATAAAAAACAAATAATAGAGGGTGCTAAAACAAGAGGTTAAAATGAAAGCTATTGTTTGGACTCTTAAAGAGCTTGTAGATGTTATTAATTCTAGACAAGCTAATGAATTTGATTCTAATATGGCCGTTTCTGGAGAAAGAGGAAATGGTAAGTCTACAGTAATTAATAAATTATTTTATAGATTTAAAGGATTTAGGCCATGGAAAGTCCAGGTTTATAATAGGGATGATGTTATTAACTTATTAAAAAATCAGCAATTTGGTTTATGTTGGGATGATGAAGCTATCAATTCAGGTTATAAAAGAAATTTCATGGAAAAAGGTCAGCAAGAATTAATTAAAATTATTACAGCTTACAGAGATAATTATAATATTTATGCTAGTGCTATTCCTAATTTTTTTAGCCTTGATAAAGATTTAAGGGATTTATATTTTATTCATCTGCATATAATAGAAAGGGGTATTGCTGTTATTCACATGCCCTTGCAAGGTAGACTTTATAGTCCTGATAAATGGGATGCTAAATATAATGCTAAGATAGAAGATTCTTGGTCTAAAAAAATGCAGAAAAATCCTGACTTTAAACCGCCATATCATAGATTAAGCACATTTAGAGGTTATTTGTTCTTTAGTGATGCTACAGAGAAACAGAAGAAATTATACAAAGAGATTAAGAAAGAGAAAAGAAAAACAGCATTTTTAACAGAAGGAGAAAATAATAAGGAACTTCCTTTTATACAGAAATTGTATAATCTATTACTTGAAGGTAAATTAACTCGTGAAGGTATAGCACAAGCATCTTTAGTTGAAGGGAAGAAAGATAGTGCTACTTATGAATTACTTGGCCGAAGACTTAAGGATAATGGAGTTCATAAGACTGTTAAGGATTTGCTTTGTGAATCGAGGAACAAAAGTGCTAGTGAAGAGGTAAGGAGACAAGTACACAAAATAGTGAGCTATTAAGGGATGAATAATAGGGGTGTGTGAGAATTGGATTACCAAAGCATCTAAACTTTTTCAATAGTAAGGTTCAGTCCGAAATAAACAATCTTTTGCCTGACTTTTAGCTTATTTTCGCCTAATTACTATTAGGCGAAAGGTTTAAAAACAATGAGGCACTAATTTCTTTATGAAAGAATTAACTATAACACAGGCTATAAATAAGCGTAAAGAGTTAGCAGAAAAGACTGGCCATGTCTGGCACTTCGAAGCTAATAAAGATACAATTAAATTAGTCTGCAATAACTATTAACAAATGACAAAGCATAACATACAGGTCCTTAAACCTATTACTATGACTCTTGGTTGTACCTCTTTAGTCTTGGCAGGTTTAACCATAGGAATTATTAGAGGAATGAATCAGATTATTTCCTTAGCCAGTAATGACATTCAAATACCATCAGCTTTTATGGGCATGTTATTATTAGGTTTTGTTGGTTTTCTATTATTAGGTGTGTTATTTTATTAGGTAGAGATGAGCAAATACAAAAGGAGCTATCAAAATGAGTGAAGAAACATTGAGTGATAAAAGACAAGATTTAGGAATAGACAGACTTGAAGCTTTTTGGTATCCAGAGTCACATGTCAAAGAAAAAATCCAAGAGTTTTTAGTGGAGTTGAAAGATTTTATAACAGAAAATATGCCTAAAGAAACAAGAAGACATTATTCAAGAGCAGGACTTTTATTAATGATTAAGCAGAAAATTGACAAACTTGCCTTAAAACATTTAGGTGAGGGGATTTTGAAATGAAAAAAGAAAATGACATTTAGTATTGAAATAAACAGATGGACAATTCAGAGATTAGAAGAAGCGATTAAGAAATATAATAAGGATGCTGATTATAGAATTACTGATTATTTAGATATGATTCATAAATTATTGGAGTTTTACTTACAAAATGAAAAAAGAAAATAAAACTTTGAAAGATATAATAAAAGGACAATCTCTTGGAGATTTATACTGGTATGTAGAACTAAAAGCCGAAGCTGTGAAGTGGGTTTTAGATATCCGAAATTCAACACCATCAACATCACAAAAGAAAGAAGATATCCGATGTTTTTCTGAGTCTTGGATTAAACATTTCTTCAACATCACAGAAGAGGATTTAAAATGAAAAAAGATTATAAACTTGATGAAAATACATTATTTCCAATAAGGCAGGAAGAAAGTGAGAAGAAGTTTTGGTGCATACCTAACGAAATTTATGAACCTTTAGATAAAGAATTTAATTTTGATTTTGACCCTTGTCCTTATCCATTTAAAAAAGATGGAATTGAGGCCGAGTGGAGAAGTGTTAATTGGGTTAATCCTCCATTTAGAAGAGCAGATGCTATAAATGGGCATGGTCCTACAGCATTTGTTAGAAAAGCAATAGAAGAGCAAAAGAAAGGAAAAACTTCGGTCCTAATTCTTCCAGTTTTATCTTTATTAAATATGTTATTTGAAGCAGGAGCAGAAGTTAGGTCATGTGGCCGTGTTAAGTGGATACACGCAGAAACAGGTGAGAGATGGAAACAACCTTCAAACTGTGCTTTATTTATTTTAAGAGGTAAAAAACTTAAAAAATGACTGAAGAAAGTTTAAGTGATGAAAGAGGACATATTTTAATGCCTGATGGCAGTAGAATAGATTTTATAAGTTGGGAAGAATTTAAGGAAAGACGAGCTAAACTTATAGGAGAAAAATTAAGATGAGTGAATATTGTTATCAATGTTTGAAATGTGGATGTTTTAAGGAAGATTGTAAATGTCCAAAATTTGATGACCCTATGGAACCTTGGAAAAGTATGTCTAATGAAGAATTATTTGGAGAAAAATTAAGATGAAAATTGAAAATGAATTATGTTGTAAATGTAAGAAGAACAAAGCAATAGGATATTTTGGAGTTGGAGACCCAGATATAAAACCAGTTCCTTTATGCAAAGAATGTAAAATAAAAATGCAAATGGAAATATTTGATATAATGAATAAATATAGAAAATGAAAATCACAAATCATAGTCAGCATGGGGGTTGGACTGACACACGACTTAATTTTGAAAGAGAATTAGATTCTCGTTTAATTTTATTTTTCATTAAGACCCCCGCTCACAATGGAGACGAGGGTAAGGAGAAGGATTGTGCCTTGACACTTACTGGAACACAATCGCGGGTTAGAATCCTGCCGTCTCCAATTTGGGATATGCTGATAGCGCTGCCCAGACATGGTGATGTATATCTCACCTGACACCTCGGAAAAGCTCTACGGAGTAAGGAACCAAGGTTCCTTAACGGGGAATAGTCCTTAGGACATCAAACATAGAGATAAAAAATGAAAGAAAAAAAAGAACTTAATTGGATTGGAGTTGTGTTCTGGGGTGTGATTGTTTCGCTTTTCTTGTTATTTTTCGTTTGGTGGTGTATTCATACTTAGTGATCATAGTTACCGAGAGAGTTGGAGTAACAAACAAAAATTCTGTAATTCCAAAACACAATTTTTTATCGAGACTCTCACGTGTCAGGAATGTCTAAACCGTAAGGCAGACAAGGTCAGTTATTGCAGTTATAGATTGGTATATCCGTCAAACCCTTTTAAGTTCCTGGCACTTTTTCAAATGAAAAATTAGACGGCTAACCGAATTAAAATAATATGAAAATTAATAATATGGTCAAGTATAATGAAAAGAAACAAGATATTTCTAAATATGTAATGTGGGCCATAGTTTCAGCGATTATTTGTTTTATAATCTTAAATGTTTTAGTTATGTTTGGTGTTATTGTTGTTAAAGTAATGATTCAATATTGGTGGATTTCGCTTGTTATAATCTTCATCTTGATAATATTCAGAAAAATTGGTAGAAAAAAGAAAAAATGACACTTAAACCAGATTGTCCGAGATGCGGCTCACATAAAAATGTTGTGGATTTTGCAACTTATTGGAGATGTGCTTTTTGTGGAACTAAAATTTCTAAGGATATTGAGCAAACTAAATTAAATCATTGGGTACAATGATAGTTCCAATAGATAAATTTGAAACATGGTTAGAAAATAAGAATCTTAAAAAAAGAACTATAGAAAATTATATTTATTATTATAATAAATTTACGTATGAGTGTTTTAATCAAGAAACAATAAGTCGTTTTCTTTCTATCAAAGCAAATAGAAATAGCATAGCAAGAAGTTTTTTAGTTAATTTTCAAAAGTTTTTAAAGGTTAATTATAAAGAGCTTGGCTTTTCGCAAGAATTTAGGATGGAAATAGCAGAAGTAGAGCTGCCTAAACTTACTGGGAGGATCAAAGAAAGATTAGTTAAACCAATTCCTCACGAACAAATACAATTATTAGAAAAGGCTTTGGAAACTGAACAACTTAAATTGCAGCTTCTTTTAAGTTATTATTGTGCTTTAAGGTTAGGAGAACTGCTTAAAATTAGTATTATGTCATTTAATTGGGAAATATGGAAACAAGATGTTTCTAAAATGGGAGAGTGTAGAGTCTACGGTAAAGGAGATAAAGAAGGAATAGCTTTAGTTCCTGCCGTACTTATGAAAAGAGTATCTATTTATATTAAAAATAACAAATTTAATTCTGTAAATTCAAAGATTTTTATTAGTGATGATGGAGATATTAATTTAAAAAACAAATCTAGAACCTGGCAAATGAAATTAAGAAAGGCAGGGATTGTTGCAGGAATTACTAAACTAGATGGGAAGGATAAGCCAATATTGGATACAGTAGTTCATCCTCATCGATTAAGACATTCTTATGCTTCTTATTTATTAAATGAAAAAGGATTGAATTTAAAAGAAGTTCAAGAAGTCTTGAGACACGCATCATTGCAAAGCACACAAATTTACACACATATTAATAAGGAGTCCCTAAAAGAAAAGTTAAGTCATTAATTCCTAACATTCCTTATTTTCGCGAGTTTTTTAATATTAAGGTAATTGTTTTCTTTCCTATATGTTTTTTGGGAATGTTTAAGTGAGCAGAAGTTCCAAAAGCTTTTACTTCTCCTCTTATAACTTCATCTATGTTCATTTCGTCAAGTTGTTTCTTTAAACTTTTTATATCTTTATTTTCCATTTTATATTTTACTCTCCTTTTGTTTGGATGTTTTGTCTGGAAACCATAATTTACCATTAGGTAATTTAATCCCATTAGTAGTTTCTTTCTGTTCTCGTTTATATTTTAAATATCCACTAACAAAAATCATTAATGTTCCCAAAATAAATAAAGTTAAACCTTCTTTCCATGTTGAAGCTAATTCAAATATCATTTAAAAAAATAAAGGCTGGAATCCAGCCCTCTTAAGAAGTTTAATTTTTGCAAGGTCCACATATTGCCTTGCGAACAATCTTTGTATGAATTGTTTTATTTTCATATATATAATAGATATATATACTTTATAAAGATTATGGTGATAAAGTATATATAATAGATATATGCTTTATTAGGAATTTTAGCGACCTACTGATTCTTTTTAAAAAATTTAAGTATAGACAAATAAAATCTTTTGATTGAACCTTTTTTTCTTTCTAATCTACCAATTCTTGATGGAATACAATTACACATTTTTTTATTTCTTCTTCCTCTTTCTAATTTTCTTTAACTTTTTGAAGTGCTTAACTCTTTGAGCATCTTTAGTTAATTTATGATTATTTTTCTTCATTTTGTCATATTAATATTTGAAAAATCAAAAGAATTATTAGCATAAGTATGAGTATAAATAGGCTTTACTATTTCTATGCCGTCTTCACTAAAAGAAAAATCTGCCAGGTTCATATCTAAAGACTTGCAAGAACAAGCATAATTACCACCACTTTCCTTTAATTTAATTGCACTATATCTGAAAGGATCATCTACACATTTGCCATTTTCTATTATAAGCACTATCAACGTTATGATAAAAGCAATGGCTAAAATTATTGTTATTGCTATCGTGAGAGTTGATTTAGTTTTGGGTTTCATTTTTTTTAAATAAGCATATAGATTCTTTTTTTTTGTCTTTAAGAATATCTGGAAATTGTGGCCGAATTGGAAAAAAGAAGTTAAGAAGGAATCGTTTAATTTTTCCCATGATTATTTTAAATCCAAGTTTAAATTTTTTAGAAAACTTATCATTCTAGAAAATAAGTTAGGAGATTTTTTTATTATTGATTTCCTCTTAGTTATTAAAGTAGATTTTGGGTCTTTTGGAGATTGTGATTTTAACTCTTTTTTTATATCACATTCCTTTCCATCCATAAAGAACCTTTTATTCTGTTTTTCTATTTTATTAACAATATCTTTTAACATTTTATTATTTTCAAGCATAAGTTTGATTTTGAATATAAAAAACCATAAAGCACAAAATACTAAAATAGATAGTATAATTTCCAAAATCATTTCATTATTACCCCACTACCTGCTTTTGTTTCTGCTAATTGAATTAATTGGTCTGCATGTTCGATTAGAGTTCCCACTTGATCAATTAAAATTCCCACTCTAGAAATTATGAATATAAAAGATAATGTTAGTACAAATATAAGAACTATTAAGCCTATTACGTCTTTAAATTCTCTCCACCATGGTTGAGATTTGTCACGATAATTTCTTTTAATTAACTCTTTAAGATTTGTTAAAGCATATCTCATATCTGTATGATCATACTCCAGATTAGCTTCTGTCATCTCTTTGTTAATATTCTTCATTGCAAAATTGACTATTTCCCTATTATTCCTTATAGCAAACCAATAAGCATCTTTTCCCATTCTTTTCACAGGTCTAGGTAAATACATGTCCTTTTTTTTGATATAAAAAACATTAATGTTAGTTCCAGGAATAATTAATTCACATGCTAAATCTTCGCCTATTGGAATCATATTGTCATGGACTTCTTCGAACCAGAATATTTTTTTATTATAACGTTTTTTCTTTTTCTTGAGATAAAAAACAAAATAGAAAATTCCTCCAACTAAAATAAATAGAAAAATAAGTAATATCCATTTTCCAGCAGTGCCTAAAGCACTAGAAATATCAAAATCTCCAAATATATTTTCTGTTCCAGGTATTCCAAAAACCATATCTAATAAGATAATCTGAACCTTTTAAATCTTCGTTTTTGTTAACAAAAAATAAAAAAAATAAAAAAAATAAATTAGATTAATCAGTATCCTGAATAACCAGAGCTTTTTTTCTCCTTACCACCCTTTGCAATTTGCATCACAATAGCAAGTAAGCCTACTAACATGAAGATTAGTAAAACTATAGCTGCAATAGTGAAGAAAGT